TCCAATTTCTTGCGGCTCGTACTGATATTGCACAGCTTTCTTTCTATTGTACTGATTTAACATCTCTGTTTTAATCTGAAAGTTAGGCAAGTCTGCTGCCTTAACAAGCATATTAATTTCAGTGCCATAGCGTTGAACAAGTGTTGTATTCTGCAAAGCGGCTTGATTAATACCAAACGCAACGTGGAATAGAAACTTTTGTTTAGGTGCAAGACGGAACTGATCCGTTGCAAAAAGATTATAGGCATGCTGCCAACTACGCAAATGCGTAACTGGATCAGATGTTAGATTTTGATTAGCTGTGAATCCCATAATATTATTTATTACAAATAATAAACTGCGTACTTAATGGATAATTACAAAAAAGCCCACGTTAAGCGGGCCTTTTTATTAACTACCTAAAGCGTTATTGCTTGTTGATGATCCAGCTACCATTACTGGTGTAGCTGATCCAACAGCAGGAACAGGTGCTGTCTGTACAGCGTTGTCATATTGAATTGTTAAGTCAATCATAACAGGCTCTTGACTCTTATATGAAAGCTCTTGCCAGTTTGTTTTCTGTACATAGCATCCATATAGTTCCCATGTTTCTAAAACATTAGGAGTCATAGATCCGTTACCACCGTCTAACATTTCGATACGTAATGTGAACTTGTAGTCACCTGCTGAAGCAGCCGAGCTCTGTTCAAAGAAGTCGAATTGTTTCTGATTTTGTTCGCCAACTAACTTAGAAACTGCACCAGTAACGTCATCACGTAATTTAATAGTGATTGGTGACCATTTTGGTTTACCAGCATAGTAAATCTTGCTGTTGTAAATTTCTAATGTTTGGTTTTCAAATTCAACACTTGGACGGGCCGCATCTGCTACTTGCTTTGTTAGCTCAGTAGTCGGTGTGCTTACGCCAAAGTTTTCAAAGCTAAGTCTAAAGCGGTACTTTAGCTTAGGCATCAACATACCCTGGCTAGCGGCGCTTTGGTCACTAGCTAGTGGTACTGTAAAGTTCGATAATGCTGCGATTGCCATTTAATGTTCTCCTAATTATTATGAACTAAGGCCTTTGATAGCACCAGTATTCTCTAAGCGTAGTGGAATATAAATGAATTCCACAGACTTAACTGGTTCAATCGCAATGTCAACATAAAGTTCATTTGCATCAATTCTCGATGGTGTGTTGTTGCTTGTATCACAAACAACCAAGTAATCGTACAGAGCACGTTCACCTGTTAAGTTAAGCATCAATGCATTGATTTGGTTTTTAATTTCGTTACGTGTAATTGTATCGTTTGGTTCGAATACATATGGTTTAGCAATAGCATTCAATTGGTAACGTAAGTAAATTACTAAACGTGCTACGTTGATTCTGTTTAGTGAGCTTGCTACTAATTGACGTGTGTATTGTCCGTATGTTACTAAACCAACACCGCCGATGTATGTAATCGGGTTAACTTGAATGCTTGCTAATGTATCACGTTGTCCAGTATTCAATGAAGTTGGAACAAACTCACCTGTTTGACCATCTACATAACCTACTGAGCTAACGTTTGTTACACCACCACGACGTACACCAGCTGGTGCAAACCATGGATAAGAAACGTTATCGCTTAATGCGATTGTACGTAACATAATGTGGCTTGGAGGAACAACAATGTTATTACCTAACAAGTCAGTTGTATAACCCCATGGGTAGTAAACTGCTGAGTTAGCATCTGTTGTAATTAAACCTTGTTCACCATCTGCAGGTGCATTGTTTACGTTATTACCCCAGTTGCTTAAACTTGTTGCATCTGGTGTTAAACGTGCAGGAGTATCTGCAACGATAAACGATAACAATCCGCGATCATTGTTTAAATCAACTAATGCAGGTAATGTTTCTAAGTAACCTGGGCAACTTAATAAGTCAAATACTAAGCTGTCTTCGTTACGAATATTTTGATTGCTTTCAATTAAAGCATTTAGGGCTTTAACAACTACTGCACGTTGAGCCTTACGACCAAACACGCCAACACCTTCGTAATCATTTGGTGCCGCTGAAACCCAACGATCTGGGTAGTAGCTTGACATTAAAGGAGTACCTGGTAGGTTATAGTTGTAACCGTTTAGTGTATTAACAAAACCTGTTTGATATTCTTTAACGTTGAAATCACTACGACGTGTGTTAACTAGAATCATTCCTTTTGGATATAATTCAGCGTTAGGTGCGTCTGCGTCAACGAATGAACTACCTAACAACGAAACGATTGTATCAGGAGCACCTAAACCAGTTTGTGAACCAGTTAGTGCTGATTGATCACTCCAACGTGCATCTGCATATAAGATACCGTTTTGTGTTGTGTGGTCTGTGTTGTTAACTAATGCCCATTGTTTTGTCAAGTAGTTAAACTTGTAAATTGCTGGGAACTGTTCTAAATTGCTTGTATCAATCCACAAGTCGCCGTTTGCTAATGCTGCTCCACCGCTTTGTACTGTAGGTGCTAATGCACTTACAATAGGACCGTTAGGATCTGTTGTTCCACCACCAACTGCTTGGTTAATTGCTTTAGCTTGAGTTGTTAAGTAACCTCTCCAATATGTTCCATCATTAATCATGATGTCCCAGTTTTCAACGTTGCTATCATACCACAATGTTCCATTTGCTGGAGTTGTTGTAGGAGCAGTTGCACTTGGTGTAACTACTGCTGATCCGCCGAATGTTGAATACCATGCTGAGATCTTCCAGTGTGTTGACACACCGTCTGAACTTTGTTGGAAGTTTGTATCTGCTGTTGAGAAGATTGTTGCAATTGGAGTACCTGTGCCGTCTTGAATACTAATATCGCCACCAGTTGTTGATGTGATTGTAATCGTAGGAGCAGTTGTTGTTCCTGTTACTGTTGCAACAACATTACCTAAACCTGCTGTAGCGGCATTAATTGCTGTTACAATAGCTTGTGCGTTTGTCATCGCTGTACCTGCACCAGTTACTGCTGTGAAACTTACAGTTACATAAGCTGGTAGTGTTGCACTTCCAGGTTGTGTTGAACTTACTGCAAATGTATAGTAATTTGCTGTTGTGTTAGTATATGTTGAGTTTCCAATAGGTTGTGATGTTGCTGATGTTGTACCAGTTGATTCACGTTGGTAAATTTTAAAGTTTGCTAACGCAGGTGTACCATCATCATCATTGTATTTTACGAAAACTGTTCCAACTGGAATGTTAATACCGCCGCCAACTGGATCAAGTGCTGCCATTGCTGATACAGCGTTTTGATATAGTGATGTAACACTTTGACGAACCCATGAAGCTGTTGTGCCGTTGTAAAGTTCGATATCCCAGTTTGCACCTTGGTTAACTGGAGTTGTCTTAACCCATAAGCTACCTGTTGGGTAACCGTTAACAATGTATTGGCTGCTAACTTGTGTTGAAGCGTTTGCATAAACACCGTACTGTGGAACAGTATAGTGTGGGCTGATTGTCAATGATGGAGCATAGAACGAACCTGCTGTGTATGCTACGCCAGCTGTATTTGAATAGTTAAACAACTTAACAAATGCACTTCCTGACATTGTAACTACTGTGCCAGTTGAGTAAATGTTTAAGTAACCATTTTGTACTGCGGCTGTAATACCACTTGCTGAGAAGTGTGTAGTAATTGCGGCTGCGATTGCACCGTATGTTGATACGCCAGTTACAGTATAACCGTTAACAACTAAAGTGTCGCTAGTTAAAATTGTGCTACCTGAAACGTTACCAACTACTGTAGGACTACTTGCCGCCCATGCTGTTGAACCAACTTCAACCCATGTACCTGCATTGCTTGTACCTGCTGTAGAACCACCTGTTCCATCGCTTACTGTACTTGCTTGCTTGTACCATGTTTTAATTAATGTTGTAACTGCTACGATTGCATATTGACCAACTGAACCAATGCTAGGTAGTGGTTTGTAACCGCTGCCAACTAAGTCATTATCAGCAGTAACTTGTGCTGTATTTGTAATAACTAATGGTGCTTGGTTAACGAATGATTGTCCGTTTGTTGCAGATGCTGGGCTTGCGTTCCATTGGAAAATACCCCAGCTTGTTGTTGATGTGTCTAACCAGTATGTTCCTGCTACAGGAGCACCTGCTGGAATGTTTGCTGATCCAATAAGTTGACTTGTGTCTAAGTTAGCACGTACAACGTATGCTTGATTGCTAACGCCTAAGAAACTATAAGCAGCCTGTAAACCATACTCGTTCACTTCACCTGCGTTGATTGGGTTACTTTCTGCATCAGTTTGGAAGTAAGGAATACCAAAAGTATTGCCTAAATCCATTTGACTTGTTAGTAAGTAAACTTGACCTGCGTTTGAAGCAAGGGTTCCTGGAGCAATCCCAGTGCCTGCTGAATTCTGCTTGTTTGCTTGGCTAGCAACAATGATTAGGGGTACTGTACCCGGAGCCGCTGGAGTATAAAAACTCTCGTCGACAACGGTTACGCTTACGCCTGGTGAATTTAATTGAGCCATATTGTAATCTCCGTGATATACATGTTCTTAATGTATTTATAGCAGATTACGTTTTTGGGCTGGTTATATACTATGAAAAAGGCCTACAAAAGGCTTAAATAAATGCATGAGACCATTATGTTCATGCGGAAGGGCACCGGTTGCTATCAATTACTACAAAGATGGCAAGCCTTTTTACAGAAGTAAATGTGGTTTATGTGCTAAAGGCGTTAAAGTACCGCGATGGGAAAGCTCAGGGTACAAAAAGAAAAACACTTGCGATAAGTGCGGTTTTAAAAGCTCGCACTTAGAAGTGTTTAATGTCTTTCACGTAGACGGCGATTTAAATAACTGCCGTCCTAGTAATTTGAAATCTGTATGCTCAAATTGTCAACGTGTACTTCACAAGGAAGGGATTCGTTGGCGCCAAGGTGACTTGACACCAGATCTTTAACGCTAAAGAATAAGTCATCAATACTTCCATTGTTTAGAAATACCATATCAAAATCAGTGCCAACCCAAGCAGTTTCACTAGCATGAATTCCTAATCGTTCGAGTTTAGCTTTGCTCAATGCCCAGTTTGAGTTACCGTTAGGGCCACGATTTACGCTTAATGCGGCACCATACCATTCTGGTTCTGGACCACGGATAACACGGCAAACTACCCCACCTGCTTCACGGATTGACTTAATTTCATTAGGAAAACGGCAGTCACTGATAACAACATTGTCCTTACTGTTGCGTAGTTTGTTTTCTAAACTAGCAATCCAAATATCGTCATGAAAACCTTTTCTGCAAACTTCTGTGCCCCAAAGTTGTAGCATTAAACGTGGAGTTAAGTTCGGCATTTTAAGACGTTCTGCCCACCAAGGATCAACTTGCTCACGCCATTCTCGGGCTTGTTTTGTACGCCCTTCTAGCATCATACGATCCCAACCAAACACGTGGGCAACTGCGTCTTTAAGGGAATTTGCAAATGATTCTCGTCGGAATCCGTGAAAGTTAACCAAATAATCGGCAATAGTATCTTTGCCCGAACCAATAAACCCGCATATTCCAATGATCATAGAAATCCCCTGTATTCGTGCTAGTATATAACAGATTTATTACAGAGGTCAACTATTTTTAGTTCAAATTACCATTTGCCTTCTGGGCACTTTGAATCGCTAAGTAATGATTTGAGCGGCATGAAGCATCCACATTTTTGACAAGTAAAGAAAACTGCTTTATAAAATTCACACGATTTGCAAACGTCTAATCGTTGCTTGCTTAATGGTGTTTTTTCAGCAGATTGCTCTTGTGTATGGGCGCAAACGTAAGTATCGTGCGCTATTTGATCTTTTTCGATTTGCTCTGCAACTTCTTCCCACGATGGCGGTTCACTACCGGTTGGGTCATTCCAAACTGTAAACTTAGTGCCTTCTAATTGAAATTGTGCATGTGGACGTAGTTTTTTAAGTGCTACGTCTACACCGAACATGTATTCAAAAGGTATATTCATGTTAACTCCTAAAGGTGTATTTAAGAGTTATTTTCCGTTTGCATTATTATTCGCGAACGGTACTTCGGCAAACGCCATATATATGAATGTATCGCCACTGCTATTTTGTCCCGAACCAGTTGAACGACACTTAAATCCATTGCTTAGTAAATCGATAGGATCCGCTGGGCCTGTACTCTCTGTACTAGATGCCTCAGCGCGAATCTGGTTTTGTGTCGAGGTTCCGATTGGGTTTGTCGGAAATCTTCCAGAATCGGCAATTTCCCAACTACCAGCTGTCGTAGTATTTTTTATTAGTACGTATCTAGGTCTGAATCCTGTATATATGAACGGGCCGTCAGCCGATCCAGTACCTTTGTATGTACCAAACGAACTAAATCCAGGAACTGCGGTCCAGCAATATGCAATCATAGATGTGCTATCATTTGCGTATGCGCTTGACCCTATCTGTAAAGTTGTTGCATTTGAAATAAGGTACGCACCGCCTGTTAACGTTCCACTGTTACTGCCCTGTACAGCCTGAGTGTTTAACACGGCAAAGTTAGTGTTTGTTCCAAGCATCGTGTAATATACGCCCCAGTTATCAACAGAAGTTCTTGACTTTGTAATAATAATATTTGGAGCAGAATTTAATCCATGACCGATTGTAAATGTGCCTGATTGAGCGCCGGCGTAACTTACAATACTGAATCCAGCGGCTGCATTAACGCTTACTGTTGAGGTAACTGATCCATTATTGTTAGTTACAGTTCCGTTACCTGCTTTCCAACACCATGCAACATATGAGTCTCCATTGTTTCCAGTGTCTGAATAGGCTCCTACAGTAAATCCATTAGAGTTAAATGCTGTTAGTCCTGTCGCAAATGTTTGTTCAGCAGTTGTAGTATTAGATTGTATAGCTTTTGTTGCTCCTCGTACACTATCGTAAATAGAATGAAAGTTGGTAGCAGTTCTATCTTTAATCCATACTAAGTCCGGTTGGAACCCGCCGGGCAATGTAATATTTTGCGATGCGCCGGTACCGGTATATGTAACAACATCAAAATGTTGGTTAGGTTGCGGTATAGTAGGACGAGGCAAATTCTTAGTTGTTAATGCACTAAATCCTGCAGGTGGGTTAAATGCCCACGGACGCTGACCAAAGTTTGTTGATACTGTTACAACTTCATAAGTAGCTAAACCCGGCGAATACGATCCTGCCGTAACTGAAGTAGAATAAACACTCACCCCATTTTTGTAGAATGTTACTACACCAGCGCCTGCATCAAATGCTACTCCTACTACATCACCGATTGTGTAGCCTGGAGCAATATATCCTTGATTGGTGCCGCCTGCATAAATCGACCCAGTTAATCTATAAACATACGCCGAGGCGTTACCATCTAAATATGTAGTCGTAAATGATTCTACGGTGCTACTAATAATTCCAATTTCTACACCACTGCTTATCCCTGGGCCACTGCCGGAATCAATGTGTACTTCGAAATAATATTTTCCTGTATTAGGATATGCTATAGTTGATCGTTGTCCGAGCCAGCCTGCTGTTGCATTCGCAACAGTTAAGTTTCCATTAAGAAACGTTACACCGCTGGAAGTACTGTCGCCGCTTAATGCTGGTTCAAACGGATTCCAAGTTGCATAATTTCCAACAACTTCTCCACCGTTTTGATAATCATGGCCGTATAGTGTCGGACTATCGACTAAGTTATCTGTAGTAATATCGCTAGAGTTTGCTACAGCATTAGTTGTGTAACGTACCATAACAATGCCGCTACCGCCTAGTCCACTAACTCCAGTTCCTGAAATAATAGATCCACCACCACCACCGCCTGTATTAACGGTACCGTTTGCAACACCAGCGGCTAAGGCAGTTCCACCTGTGCCGCCGCCACCTAATCCACCAGAAGTAGTTGATGCTTGGCCACCAGTGCCACCACCTGCATAATATGTTGGAACGCCAGATATTCCAAATTGCAATCCATTATTTCCTGTAGTATTGTTTGCAATACCGCCAGCACCAGCGGCTCCGCCTCCGCCTCCTGATTGGCCGTTTGAACCGCCAGAGTTTCCGCCAAATCCTTGTCCGGCTGTTCCGCTTCCTCCTGAATAAGCTGTCGATCCGTTGCCCGAACCGCCGCCGCCAGATCCCCCGGCTCCACCATTGTTACCGCAGTTCCCGCCGCCATAGCCGCCGCCAATAGCAACTAAGTTACCAAATGAACTATTTGTTCCAGGGCCGCCATTGCCGCCAACGTTAACTTGGTTTGTACCGCCTTGTCCTACTTGAATGCCATAAGTTTGTCCAGGGATGACAGGGTAAGCATTGTTATATATTAAACCACCACCGCCACCACCACCGCCGTAGCATACTCCGCCACCTCCGCCTCCTGCAACTACAAGCACTTCCACTTGTGTTACGTCTGGAGGGCAAGTCCAACTTGTATTTAAAGTTGATGTATTACTATTAGAGACAAAAGTTTTTACAATACCTGTGTTAACATTACCACCGACAAATGATTTACCACCAATATTCGGTAATGCACGGTTTGGCGGAACAAAGTTAGAAGTATATCTTGCTAAATTTCTTGTAATTCTTAAATCGTCGATTTGCCCTCTTGTAAAACGAGTACTTGTTGCGTTTTGTGCGCCGATTGTTAATGTACGTTGGCTACCAAATGCTACGTTACTAGAAACTGTTGATGCTAATTGTCCATTAACATAAAAACTTAAATTTGTTTGATTACGAACAAAGGCAACGTGATACCAAGTATTAGCAGTAGTGAACACGTTACCAGTTTGCATAACGTTAATGTTACCAGTTGCGGCGGTGCCGTTACTAGTTGCCCAATAAAGTGTTTGGTT